TAGCTCTTCTCTCGAAGTTTACAAGAGACGGCATATTAAGGAATTTCCAATTACCTTCTAGTCTTACATTCATAGCATTCTCCTTATTAAGCAAGAGTTTATGAAACCTACCATTAGCATTCCATATATATATTATACTACACTTTTTTTAATTTGGCAAGCTTTAATTTAAACTCCACATGTTCCTCCAGCATTACTAATCTCACATATATCATGAGCTTGGATATTATCTTCAAATTCTTCACCTAATTTATCCATAGCTTCAGCATAAGGAACTCTGGTAAGAGGCTGTCCACCTCGACATCCATCAGGGTAACAGGTAAACCCTCTAAGTCTATGAGCATACTTAGCTAAGATCTGAGCAAAGTCTTCTATCTTACCTTCGTTGTTATCTTCAGTATCCCATGCTGGTAAATTAATTGTACTGGAGATAGACATATCTACATACTCCTGCACATTAGCTTGAAAGTTTAATCTCCTTTCATAGTCGGTAGCCAGATCAAGAGCAGAGTCAATGCTATCAGGCTTAACTCCATAAAGTTCTATCATTTCTTGAGCAGCACTATCAACTACATACTGGTAGTGCCATCTCTTGTTCTTCAGATACCTTCTCTTATAAGCTACAGCAAAGATAGGTTCTACTCCAGTAGATGTACCACCTAGTATTCCTATCGTACCAGTAGGAGCTACTGCCCTAACAGCAACAGGTTCAGATACATTTAATTTCTTGGAAAAACTACGAGATACTTTATCACTCTCTGCTTCATAAACTTTAAACCATCTATGTAGTTCTGGTGTAGTCTCATACCTATGTCCTCGTTGAATGAGCCATTCATGCAGACCCATCAGGCCAAGTCCTAAACGTCTATTGGAATCTCGAACTTGATACACCTTTTCATAGGGGAGTTGTGCTCTGAGTGTCCCACACAATAGAAACTTTGTGGCAAGTTCAACAACCTCTTGCAACTGGTTAAGGTCATCAATACGAGCAAAATTGAGACTGCCCAAATTACAAACATCACTATCATCTTCACTCGTAACTTCGGTACACGCATTTCTGAGGGTTTCGTTTTCTTTCTCAAAGAAGTTAAATGAGAATCCCGGTTCTCCTGTTCTAAGAGCCTGATGTATATTAGTCCTAAAGACATGTCCTAAATCTCCTGTCTCCCAATAATTTAATAACCATTCCGTATCATAGTTTACACTGATGTTAGTCATGTCTAGAGGTGCAGGAAAGTTAAAGTCATCTTGTTTAATATCAAACAAAGTCTTACCTGTATTTCCCACTGGCATATCAAACCAGTTCTTTGCTACTAAAAATTTATCCACATCATCATGCTTCCAGTTAAGAGAAGCATAGATAGCAGACCTTCTTGAGCCTCCTTGCATTACCTTCTGACCTATGGAGTTAATCATTTGCATCTTAGGGATTGGGCCAGAAGCTATGCCTCCTGTACCTTTCAGAGTTTGTCCTTCAGATCTATACACAGAGTAATCCACGCCAATACCACCACCTGTCATTAAACAAGACTCAGACTTCCAAGATAGGTTAGCCCAATCTTCTCTGGTATCTTCCTCTGCTTTAAGAAGGTAACAATTATTAAAGAACTTCTTATCTCTTCCTGCATAATAAAGATAACGTCCACCCGGAATAAATCTTAGATTAGATATATGATCTGCCAAAGATTCTTTTTCATCCTTGGTAATCTTATCCTGACAGACATCCTCGACTAGAGTACAAGCCAGTTCATGAAATGTTTCTGCACCTTCATGAGAATACTTTGTATAGAATATGTCCTCACTAAACTTTGATCTGAATTGTGGATTACGATTTGACTTGAACATGTCTTCCCCTCTTTATTAAATCATTAAATAAATCTGCTTGTGCATCTTCTTCTGGATACTCTAATTCTAAAAGCAGTTGTGCATAATGTATTACTTTTAATATATCTTCTTTACCTTCTCCCTTTTTATTATGTCTGGTTATATATTTTACAATGTTAGCTTCGCATGTGTTTAAATTATTATAATGAGAATAAACTGTAGGCTGTATAGCACAGTCTTTATAATGATCTCCTCCTACCTGTATGTCAAGTGGATTTATTTTAGTAGATAAGGGAACTAAATTTTCTTCTGACATTTTCTGTATCTCCTGATTGAATCACTTCATATGCAAAGGTTCTAACTTTTTTAGGCTCTACTCCTGCATAATGACAAATAGTTTCAAAATCTTTTGTAGATGTAAAGAACCAAGCATGTGCTTGATCTCTTTGTAATTCTATTTCGTTACTCTCATTTTTTTGTTTTGGTTTTGTTACATCCAATAATGCTTGTATAATAACAGCAATATATAAACTTTTCTCTCCATCTTTTTCACTAAGATCGTAAAGAGATTCTATAGAAACATTAGTAGGGATCGACATATTCTTCAACTGGTCTATAAAATTTACCGCCTACAAAATTATTATAATAAGCTGGCTCATCAGTTCCCTCAAGTATAGAAGTTAATACATTATATTTCATTTGATAATAACATTCATAGTATCTAAGACTACGTTTATTTTTAAACTCTGCTAATATTTTAAATTTAAAATTTTTTTTACCAACTTTCTTTATGTCTTCCAATAAATGTTTAGAAGATCCCATGTAAGTTTCCCAATTAGATTGAGATTTCTTTTTACCTTTTTTATAATTAAAATATTGCTTACATCCTATGTAAGCTTTACCTGTTTTATTATTTGTAATACAATATACAAATCCAAATTGAGTTAAGTCTGGTTTGCTTTTACATTCCCAATGCATTACCAGTTAACTACTTCAGGGACATCAGGTTCTTTGCCAACTTGCACCAAGTATCTTTTACCTTTTGCATATTCAAAGACACGTATTCCCCTTCCTTGGTTAACATCCGACCAACATTCCTTTTTGTGACCACAATAAACACAGCCAAAGGGAAGTTTAAGATTACCAGACTTGCCATCAGGTACAGGAGTATAGCACCTATCAGGGATATTACCATTAGTAACCATTCCTTTAAGAAATTTAACCCTTGCACCAGCATTAATCATCTCCATTGAATGTACAGGAGTTAAGCAGATCTCTCCAGTGGATTTATCTATAGCTAGGAAAGCTGCTTCATCTACTCCATTAGCTTCAGCATAAGCTGAGATTTGAGCTATGTATCCGAAGGGATCATCCTCCAATAAATTATTATTTTTAAACTTTTGAAAGCTGGCAGTTGAAGCACTCTTACAATCAACAAGAACATCATCTATCATAGAATCCTGATGACCTACTATACCTTCAACCTCTACTTCTTTCTGCTGATCAGTTACTTTATGACCAGCTATCGAGGCACATAACAATAATAATTCTTCAAGAATATATCCATATAAAAATTTAATTCTTGTGCTTGGCTTGAGAGGAATGGCATCCTTCTTAGTATTAACATCATACCATAATTGTCTATCGGGTTTACCAATAGCAGACAATCTTAGATTGCCATAGTCTCTTGGTTTCTCATACATAAATTCTTTTATGTGAGCCTTCAGCATGTTTCCAAAATTATCTATATGTTTATCTACTTCTTCTTCCTTCATGTTAATAGGATCAAGAGAAAATAAACTATAAATATCTTCAACTAGTGTATCTATTTTTTTCATCATAAAAAATGGGGATGAATAACGACTTTTGTTACTCACCCCCAAGTCTCCTTTAGGGTTTAAGACGCAAAAGCTAAATCATCTGCCTCTTCATTAATGTAGCCTCCTTTAACCACATCAAACTCATCAACGTTATACTCTATTAAGTCTACTACTTGTACAGCATTAAGATATCCTTTAACCCCTCCTCCATATTGTGTGTATGGAACAGGCCGATAACTTGCGTTAACCTTTGAGCCATTTCCTACACGTTTACTAGCTGGAAAAGTATTACGTTCTGAATCTTTTACAGATATAGAACGAGTAGAACCATCTCTTGTTCGGGCATACTGTTTCAGGGTAACGAAGTCTCCCCTTTCATCGCCCTTATTTTTAATAGTAAGGCCATCACCTTCTGCAATCTTTTTATTCTTTGCATTAAGATTACAGACTTCTATACTCCATTCACCATCGGGATTAAACTTTGTATTTGGAGTAATGATATGCGCCCAATAAGCTTCACCTGAAATAACACTCATAATTAAATTCCTTTCATTAGATAATAACATTAAGATAATAACATAGTAATTTAAATTAGTATAAATTTTTCTTTGCAGATAACCTCCTTTAAATTATTAATACATCTATTATATCATGGATATAAATAAGTGTCAAGTACTTTTTTAATTTATTTGAATTAAGTTAGCTTTTTCTTTTGGTACATGAAAGAATGGTTCTTTTAAATGTGGTGAACCAATCCTACTTGAGTTTTGAATTGTCCCTATAGGAGAAGAACTTACAGTATCTCCATCTATAAACCAAGCTTGAGAACAATCAGTATTGAAGACTACAAATATTAAATCATGATCTTTATATTCTTCCTTCCACTTTTTGATTAGTCTTTTCTTTCTATCTGGTATCCTAACTTCCTTCCAGAATGGAGGCCAACTATCTCCCCATTGATTCTTAATCTCAACTTCAAAAAAATAATTCTTATCTTTTCTAGCAGCTACATCAAAAAAATAATCTTCTCTTGGTACTATATCTTTATAACCATTTTTATTTAGATACCCTACTATAGCATCCTTGGCACGTTGATCATTAGAATCATAAGATGATTTATCAAATTGTCTATTGTTGTGTCTCATCAGTGTGTTTCCTTCCATGTTGTACCAGCTTTGTACTCACAATCCAGAGGACATCTCATCCCTAGTGTACTTGTTGTTTCTATCATGGCATCCTTGGTTATCTGTCCAAATCTTTCCACATCTTTCTTGGCTACCTCAAATTGATATTCATCATGTACTGAAGCCACAAGCTTTACATCTATACCTGATTTTCTGATACGTTCATCCATATGAACAAGCCATTGCTTACATATGATAGCTCCTGCTCCCTGAAGAAGGGTATTAAGGCTGGCATGAGGCGATCTGATGTGTAGTCTCCTTCCATCCAGAGCTTTGATTGTTCCTGTCTTAGCAGCTTCGGTAACATTATCTCTTAATATTTTAAGCTTTGGCATATTAGATAGGAACTTACTGGTTAGTTGTTGCCCTACTTTGGCATTACCTCCTACTACCTTGCCTATTTTAGCAGGTCCAGCCCCATAAAGAAAGGCATAGATGAAAGTTTTTGCTTGATCCCTATTGGTTAGTCCAGCAGCCTTCATGTTAGCTGTATGTACATCACCTGTAAGAACTTCCTTGGTGAACTTGGGATCATCCATATAGTGGGCCAGACATCTTAACTCCAGACTGCTGGCATCTGTACCTACAAGGGTGTGGGTATCGGGATTAGATATCGTCCATAGCTCTCGACACTCCTTACCATAGGGACTGTAGGTAGCTGGTACTTGAGCCATATTAGGACTGTTGTGAGCCATCCTACCAGTAACAGTACGTAGGGTCATGACTCTACCTCGTACTCGACCATCCTCCTCACACTCCTGTATCCAAGACTTGAGTAGTCCAGTACGTTTCTGTAATAGAAAGTATCGGCTAAACATCTGTGCTTCTGGCATCTTTAACTTGGAAAGTATTTCTTCTGATACAATTACATTACCCTTCTCAGTCTTATGAGTAGGCTTCCACCCTCTCTCAATCAGACGTTCTGCTATTTGTTTTCTACTGGCAATGTTAAATGGTATGTATTTAGTTTTAGTTTTCATGACAACTTCTGTTGGCTCAAACATATCTTCAGCCTTACGTTCCAGTTGATGTTGTTCATCTTCCAGCTTAGATAGAAACATCATAGCTTCTTTAATATTAAAAGCAAATCCATTTCTCTCTTGTTGATCTACTATTGCTCTGACTTTTCTTTCGAGTTCATAGGATCTCTGTGAAAAACTTTTGCCCTCAACTGATAAAGTATTAGCCAATCGTCCAGTAATTTCTGTATCCCTCTTACAATAAGAGAGCATGTCTTCTGTATAGAATTTAAAATCATTACATTCTCCTTTCGGAAACTTCAGTCTTTCTCCCCATGCTCCCAGAGAATGTCCTCCTTCTCTTATAGGATTATATAACTGTGACTCAATCAGAGTATCTCGCACCTGAGATAACTTTATATTGGAACCAGTTAATCTATTTAATATTGGTGCATCAAAGCTCACGCCATTATGCATCACAAACTCATCTATTTGTTTAGACCATTCTGCAAATTGTTGACACTCATCTTCAATCCATACCTTCTCTTTGTTTGAGGTAAGAGATCTTGCAACAATGCAATGTATTTTTGTAGCATTGATAGCATCTGTTTCTATGTCAACAATAGCTTTAGTCATTGATCATCTCCACTTGATATGCATCACGTATATCTATTAAATAATTTTGTCCTAAAATTTTAGAATCATTTACTACATCTGAGGATATATGCCAAGCTTTCCTTAAATCTTTTCTAAAAATAATAAACGTATAAAGATCATACCTATTAAATTTTTTCCAATCATCAATTAATTTTTTATTTTTTAATGGAATGTATATATACTTCCAGTTCTCAGGCCACTCTTCTATCCATCCTTCATGTACATCTACACTATAGATAGATTTAGAACCATTACTATTTACTTCTCCTACTATATCAAACGCACTACGATCTTCAGGTTGTATTATTAAATCTGGTATATTTTTATATAGCCACTGGATCATAACATCTCTAGGCTGCATTCTTTTTCTCCATTATTTTTTTATAATGTTTGGCTACTGCCATAACCTGCTCTGGTGTAGCATTAGACATTATCTTGTTAGCTAAATGACAAACTATTTGTACATTACCTTTTATGTATCCTAACTTAGGAATAATTCTATCTAGGGATGGTGAACTATCAATAGGACTTCCCTCAGTTCCTCGTTTAAATTTAATACCTAGTGCTGGACACATGTTATCTTCAGGCCATATACTTTTAATATATTTACTAGTAATATTGAAGGGAAGATTTGTTCTGCTCTTTGCATCTCTTGTCATTGCCACCCAAGGTTTTTTTATAATATATTCTTTAAAGTAGTCTTTATTTTCTTGATAGTATTTTTTATTATATTCCCTTTTAACTACTGGATCACTATCCGGCATCATCATTCTCCATAAACTCATTATCGTTTTCTATGAAAGGGTTCTCAGTCTCAGACATCCTTCCAGTTTCTTTATCATAAAATAATCTACATGCTATACCTGTATCTCCTGTATATCTGTTCTTCAGGATACGCAGGGTTGTAGTATTAGCTTCATCTGGATCTTCAGCTTGCTGATTTCTTTCCAAGGCAATAACACTGTCACTTAGATGAGCAATACTAGCCGATCCTCTAAGGTGCGAGAGAGATACTTCTCTGCCATCCTCATGTCCCTTATCTCCTGTTGGTCTTTTCAGATGAGATACTAAAAGTAATCCTACATTTGTTTCTTCCACCAATGATCTCAGCTTAGTCATCAGCACATCAATAGATTTCCTCTCATCTCCAAACTCTTCATTACCCGATACAAGTATTGATAGATGATCCAGTACTACCCACTTACAATCAAGTGCCTTCGCCATATACCTGACACGATCCAGTATCTCATCATTGGATATGGAACCAAAGTGATCAAACGCAAAGAACCTTTCGCTATCTATGGTAGCATTCTGCCAATCCCTAAGCTGTTGTCTGGTAAACTGATCTCGTATTTCTCTGATGTACAATCTGGCATTTGCTTCTACAGACATGATATTAAATGCTGTATTACGTATGCTCTCCTCCATTGCTAGGACTCCTATGGTATCTTCTGTGACAGTAAGGATATGATGCATAAGTTCACGTACAATACTAGACTTACCCATACCAGCACCAGAGGTAAAGCAAACTAACTCACCTGTTCTCATACCATATGTCTTCTCATTCAGACCTACCCAAGGATACTTACACACCTGACAATCCTTCTCATCATACAGGCTTTCTCCAAGTGACGCTAGGTTTATAATACCTGCTGGTGTATAAACTCTGGCGTTCCACCATGCTTGGGTAAACTTTTCTCTTTGTCCTGTTAACAGGTACTCATTAGGATCTTTCAGATCTAGGGAGACAACCTTACATTTGTTAGGCTCAAAGAGTTGGGCTACCTTTTGGGCGGACTCCTTCCCCGGCTTATCGTTATCAAAACATAAGACTACATTATCGAATTGATTTAGATAATTAAAGGCTTGCTTACAATTCTCCAAGGCAGATGCAGCACCATTCTTGATTGAGACAACAGGCCACTTACTGCCCATCAACTCATAGGCAGACATAGCATCTATCTCTCCCTCACATACAGTAATAAACTTCCCCTTCTGATTGAAGAGGTTCTGTCCAAAGAGTTCGGCTCTACCTATGTTGCCTTCAGACCAAAACTTTTTTCCTTGTACTTCCCTAACCTTATTAGCTATGTGATTACCGCCCTCATCAAAGTACTGATAGATATGATGAGTAACAGTATCACCTTTCTTTTTTATTTGAACATTATATTTCTTGGCTGTCTCTCTACTAATTTTTCTATCGGGTATATCTCCTAGTAATCCTGTTGTTCTAAGCACTGAGTTTATTTCAACAATCTTAACATCTTGCATAACACCTTCTCCAAATCTTGTCTCACAACTGAAACAATATGAATGTCCATCCATGTGTTGAACATTCGCTTTGCTTGCACCACAATCGGGACAAGCAATCCTCTCACCCCATTGATTCATACTACCTCTCCTTATCCTTTACCTCTTCAATCTCATAGGTTAAATCAGGATCATATCCTAAATGTCTTGTTAAAGTATTACGATATTTAATAGCTTCCTCTGCTTCCTTCTTTGTACGAAAGGTTTCCAAACCTACCTTCCCCATTTCCTTATTCAATATGAGTCTCCATCTAGACATCTCTAAAAGTTTCCCTCCATAAATTATCTACAAAACTTTCTTTATCTTCCATGATATCATTTATTTCCCTCTTTGCCAAGCGTTTTGATTCTTTCTGGCTGTATCCTTCATCAGCATACTGTTTGACAAGCTCTCTAAACAGTTGCCTTCGTTCCTGTTGCCATAGATTTTTAGTCATCGAGTTCAATCCATTTCTTATTAGCTTCTATTTGTTTTAATATAGCATTCTCTTCTAGTAATTTTTTATTACTTTCTTGTAGTGTTCTTACTTGTTTATTTAATTGATCTACTGCTGAATGAAGTCTAGATACTATATTATCTTTAGTTTTCATTATCTTTTCCTTTACTAAAGTAGTACTATAATATATATATATATAATATAATATATACATCTATATTATCATGTTTATGGGGTCATGTCAACATAAAATACATGAGCACCTACCTGACCCATAGCTTTAAAGTGAGGATCAGGTGCCCATCTAGGTGTAACATGGCTGGCATGATAGTGTGTGCAACCTACAGTCTGCTTGAGTTGTATGCCCATGAGTGACATTTCTGCAACATCCATAGCTAATAATGCTGAAGCAACATCTTTAAACTCTTCTCGTTTACCATCACAGTAATAACTAAACTGACATCTATTCCTAATAATTTTTCCTTTGTATGTTTTAGCTTGGTGTACTACCTCACAGATTGTGTTAGGATATTTACTACTTTCTTTTCTTGTTAAGACTACACCAGCTACAGCTAACATGCCAATAAATTCTTCACCTCTAGCTTCATGATAAATAGCTTCAACCAGACACTCAAACTCATTAGCTTTAGCTGTAGACAGCATAGTAATCAACAACATAGACACGAGTAATAATTTTTTCATTACTTAAAATCCTAGTATAACTAATAATAATACTATTAAATCCATCATATACCTCCTACATTTTCACGTTGTATGTCATCATGGTTTAACTCAGCCCAGTAAATCTCTAAAGCCTCAGTGTTTTTTCTTGCTTTAAATCTGTGCTGTTCTCCTGCTGGTACAATAGATAAGTCACCAGCTTTTAGTAAGGTACTGTCACACAACCCATAGTCTTTCCATCTTTCTATTTCTAGTTCACCTGATACTACATAGAAAGCATTGATCTTAGACTGATGCTTATGCTGAGAACAGTAGCCATCTTTGTTTACTTTAATTCTATGTATCTCTATTGCTGGTGATTGAAGTATAGGTTCTGTACTACCCCAAACTTTACCTTCCTTGATGCTCATTTAGTTAATCTCCACATGATGTAAGGTTTCCCATTCTCATCTGTTAAAGTAATAGCTTTAACATTGGGGTTAACCTTTTGTTTTCCCACATAATTCCATGTTAAATCAGGATCATTCTCCATTTGTCTTTGAGCTTCATCAAAGAACTCTTCGTTCTCCGCATAGAATATAACTTTAGACATAAATAATAATGCAAATATCATTTACTTCTCCTTATATATAATTTGTAATTTTGATACAATCTCTTTAACTATACCGTCAAGGTAAGGTTGTAGCCCTGCCCGATGTATATTAAATAGTTTCTTATGTTGTTCAAGTTCTTCTTCAAGAGCCTTGATCTTTAAATCTTTTTCGTCAGGTTCTTGTACTTCTTCATCTGCCATTATTGTCTCCCTTTAAAATAGTTTTTCTGATCTGTATAATCACATTCAAGACAGGTATAATAATCCCAAGGTGTGGGATCATCAAGGTCTACTGTCCACTCAATATTTGTACTGCCACACTCAGCACATCTACACTTAGCACTACTCATCATCGTAGTCCGTTAGGTCTTCAAACTCCTCACATCCACAGATGGGACACTCAAAGCCTTCGGGCATGTCTTCCTTATGTACATACCCACACTCACTACAAACATACTTATGTTTAATCATCTTTCTTCTCCTATGGTAACTTGCATTCAGAATGTTTAATAAACTCTTCAAATTCTTTTTGTAGGCTTTGAGTGTCCCATTTTATTTCCTTCATTTCTTGTTGAAGGTAGCCTACTTTTTCTTTTAAAGTTTGAACGTCATGTTGTAGTCTGTTTATTAACAGTTCCTCACTCATCTTTTCCCTCCAATGAATTGATAGCTGAAAGTAATTCTCTGACATCAGCCCTGTAGAGTGACCAAAACTTTTCTTTATCAAAGTCACCTCGACTGTTGTCAGCTTTCTTTAAATTTTCTAAGGTTGTCTTCTTTATTTCTTGGATACGTTCAGGATTAAGCTTCATGTTACATCCATCCTAATAATAGTCTTGTTTCTTCTGGAACCATTTCCATACTAAACGGTGGGTCAAAAGTAGTTTCTACGTGGACACTCCTAACATTTTCTACGTACCCTGCTTGTCTAATATCAGAAACTATCTGATCAGCAAAAGGACAGAAGGCACTCGTCAGTGTATGGATTATAGAAACCTCATATTCTTTTTCATTGATAGCAATATCATAGATCAATCCCAGATCATATAGACTAGCCGAAGGGATCTCCGGGTCATATACATTCTTGAGATTGTCTATGATATTTTGCTTATCAATCATGCTGCTAACGCCTCCCATTCTGGAGAAGCCAGCATCTTCCTCACCTTATCTTCTCTGTTAACCTTCACATTATGAGGAGAACTGCCTCGCTTACTATCAGGATGTGAAGACCAGTAGGTAGCTGCATTGTATGCAGTCCAGAGGGTTCCTTCCTCTCTCTTACCGTAGGTTTCATAGTGTCCTCGTCCATGTATGTGACGGTTCTCTTCATCGAAGATCTTCATGAGGTTAGATAGCATTACCTTATTAGCTACCTTCTTCTTACTGACATTATCAGTACGT